CATGGCTCTACCGCAACAGCAATAGGTGACTACGATAACAAATACATATCGATAGCCGAGGCAATTATTGGAGTTCGAAGAATTATTCCTTTTTCTGATAATTCTAGAACCAATTCAATGTTTTCCTCTAAATATCAATTTGCACTTTCTGAAATGCATTCATTGGGAAGTGGTGGTTTAGCAAGTTTTGAAATCGCACAAGAATATTTAATGTTGATTAATGAAATGTTTACAGGCCAGCCATCATTTAGATATAACCGTCATGCAGACAAACTATATCTTGATATTTCATGGGGTTCAGATGTTACCATAGATGATTTTATTGTTGTTGAAGTAGACAAGATTCTTGATCCGGCCACGTATGCCGATATTTGGAGTGATATGTTTCTCAAAAGATATAATACTGCATTGATGAAAAAACAATGGGGACAGAATCTTATTAAGTTTGAAGGAATGACATTGCCGGGTGGAGTAACGATGAATGGTAGGCAAATGTATGATGATGCAATTACAGAATTAGATACAATCTCAGAACAAATGTCATTACGATACGAGTTACCAGTAGATCATTTGATAGGATAATAAATGGCAACAAATCAGTATTTTAATCTGCATGGAACAGACACACCAGAGCAAAGATTAATAGAAAATTTGAATATTGAAGCAATAAAGACTTTTGGAATTGATGTACATTATTGCCCCAGAACATTAAATGATGAAGACACATTGATGGGCGAGGATAATACTGCATCTTATAATAGTGCTCATACGATTGAGATGTATATTAAGTCAGTTGATGGGTTTGAGGGGTCAGGAGATTTCATTTCTAAGTTTGGATTACAGATAAACGATCAAGTTACATTTACTGTTGCTAAACGAAGATTCCGCGAACTTGGAATGACTACTGATGGTAGAGCAGATATGCCACATGAAGGAGATTTAATTTATTTTCCAACAACTTCGGCATTATTTCAAATACTATTTGTAGAAGATGAAGCAATATTTTATCAGACAGGAGCATTACAAACTTATGATATGTTGTGTGAAATGTTTACTTATTCAGATCAAAATCTTAATACTGGTATTGAGATTATAGATGCAATTGAACGAGAACATTCTTACTCAATTGATTTTACAATGAATACGGGTAGTGGTAACTATACTGTTGGTGAGCAAGTCTATCAGGGAGCATCACTCGCCGCTGCTACAGTCAAAGGAGAGGTCGCTAAGTGGAATGCAACTGACAAACTATTAAATCTTATAAACATGACTGGTAATTTTTCTGGAACTTCAAATATTATTGGTGATGATTCTAGTGCATCTTATTCTATTACTTCTTTTGATGCCCAATCATCTGCGGCCAACACTGCAGCAACTTCTACTAATCAAGAAATAGAAGCCGCGGCTGATGCTATTATTGATTTCACCGAAGGTAATCCATTCGGGAGTCTATAATGTTAGGTACTACTTATTATCATGAAACTATTAGGAAATACGTTGCCATATTTGGAACACTTTTCAATGATATAAACATCCAAAGAAGAAATTCTGCTGGTGTTATAACAGAACAGATTAAAGTTCCTATTGAATACTCTGCAAAAGATAGGATGTTGTTACATATTCGAAAAATGTCAACAACAGATGCAGGTGTTCAAACTACACTTCCACGAATGGGATTTGTTTTAAATGGAATTACTTATGATGGAACTAGAAAATTAAATACTCTTGGTCAAGTCTATGCGGCGAATACTGCTGCATCTTCAAGTACACTTTTGAAACAATATAATCCCGTACCATATAATTTTGATTTTGAACTTACTGCGGCTGTAGATAATGCAGAAGACGGTGCACAAATATTTGAACAAATCGTTCCCTTCTTTACTCCAGAGTTTACAGTTAGTGTGAATCTCGTTCCTTCTATGAATGTTAAGCCGGATATTTCTATAATATTAAATAGTACTACTACAGAAGATTCATACGAGGGGGATTTTACTACAAGAAGAGAAATTATATGGACATTTGGATTTCAACTAAAAGGATATATCTATCCAGATGTTAAGTCGGGATCAGTTACTAAAAGCGTGATAGTGAATCTCAGAATGCCTGCGGAAGAAGTGGAATCTCCTGAATATATTATTTTAGAAGATAGTACAGATTTTTCCGTTAACTATTTACTTTTGGACGCGGACGCGGGTTCTCCAAATGCAACAGGAATAATGAAATTCATAACAGAAACTAGTTCAACCGGAACGGCGGCCGCCGGAATTAAAACAAGATTAACTGTTACACCTGTTCCAGGAGATGTCACTGCGAATGATGATTTTGGTTTTACAAATACCTTTGAATATTTTAATGATAATATAGATGTTGATGTGACAACTGGATTAGATGTAAATCTATAATAATGTTGTTTAGGTTTCTTTTAGTAATTTTTATATTAACCTCTTCTTTAGAAGTTTTTGCGGATCAACATCCGAATCAACAAGTAGCACACGAAATAATAGAGAAAAGGGAAGTATATAAAACTGAAGATATCTTATTGTTATTTAAGTCTTGTTATGAAACTATTCAGTTTTTAGGCACTACAAAATATAAAAGAAAGAAACTTAAATTAACTGAAATAGATATATCTCAACAATGTTTTTGTATATGTGATAAGGTTAGGGAAAAATATGCCCCTAAACAATTTTTAGTGAAATCACCTTTAGAAATACATAATATTATTGCTCCCCTAGCTAATGATTGTTTAAAAAAACATGGACAGTCTTGGTATGATGATGTAGAACCTGATAAGGAGAAGAAAGATGACAGTAGATGATCGTATAGATGAAATATTAGAAATTACAAGTTTAGTTCCAACTCCAGAAATGAAGCCGGAGCCTCCTGCAAGGATTATACCAAAGGCAGGTAAGGATGATGACATTGATTATAATTATGCCCGTGAAAATTACTACAATTTAATCGAAAGAAATCAAGATGCAGTAGAAGAGATGTTGGAGATTGCAAAACAATCTGAGCATCCACGTGCTTTTGAGGTGGTTGGACAATTGATTAAGTCAGGCTTGGACGCCAACAAAGAGTTAATGAGCCTACATAAAACTAAAAAAGAACTAAGTATAGAGAAGGGTGGTCCTGGTGTTGCTGTTAATAACGCCGTCTTTGTAGGATCTACCGCAGAATTACAAAAGTTGTTGAAAGCGAAAAAATGATAAAAGTAACACTTTCTGATAATTTTATTTCAAAACAAATTAAACATGCTAAGAACAGAATGCTTAACTCGTTAAATCAAATTCTTGAAAATCAGGCAAAGGAAAAAAAGACTAAAGATTGTCAGGATTGTTTACAACATATAAAAAACGAATATACAGAATGTAGTAAGAGTTGTTAAGGAAAAACCTAATGAAATCAACCACATATTTAGGAAATCCAAATTTAAAAAATGTCGGACAGAAGATAAATTGGACAGAGAAAAACCTTGAAGAGTACATGCTTTGTAAGGAGAATCCTGAACATTTCATCGAAACTTATGTACGTATTGTTCACGTAGATAAGGGTCTTGTACCATTTGATATGTACCCTTTTCAAAAGGACATGATACATAAATTCAGCGACAATCGTTTTGTGATCTGTAAAATGCCTAGACAAACAGGCAAATCTACTACCATTATATCCTTTCTACTACATTACGTTCTATTTAACGAAAGTGTTAATGTTGCTATTTTAGCGAACAAAGGAATGGTAGCAAGGGAATTACTTGCTAGATTACAACTTGCATACGAACATTTACCCAAATGGTTACAACAAGGAGCAGTTGTATGGAACAAGGGTAATATTGAAATAGAGAACGGATCTAAGGTTATTGCGGCCGCAACTTCTTCTAGTGCAGTTCGTGGTAGTTCTTTCAATATTATTTTCCTTGATGAGTTTGCTCACGTACCTCAAAACATTGCAGAACAATTTTTTACTTCTGTATATCCCACAATATCCTCTGGTGAATCTACTAAGGTACTTATTGTTTCAACTCCACTTGGACTGAATATGTTCTACAAAATGTGGATAGAAGCAGAAGAAGGTAGAAATGATTATGTACCGATTGAAGTACATTGGTCAGAGATGCCTGGCAGAGATGCAAAGTGGAAAGAAGAAACAATACGTAATACTTCTGAAGTACAGTTTACACAAGAGTTTGAATGTGAGTTTGTGGGATCAACATACACGTTGATTGCTCCATCAAAACTCAGAACAATGGTATTTAAAAACCCAATACATGAAAGTAATAATCTTCTTGTATATGAACAACCTATTAAAAAACATACATACGCATTAGTCGCAGATACTGCTCAAGGTAAAGGTGTGGATTATTCTGCATTTAACGTATTTGATGTTTCACAAATGCCATATAAACAAGTCGCAATGTATAGGGATAATCAAATTTCTCCCATGTTATACCCAAATGTGATCTATAATGTGGGTCAAAAATACAATATGGCTCATGTACTTGTTGAAGTAAACGATATTGGATCTCAAGTTGCTGATACACTTCACTATGATTTGGAGTATGAAAACATTATGATCATTACTATGAGAGGGAGAGCAGGACAACAAATCGGTGGTGGATTTGCAAAGAACATTCAATTGGGAATAAGAACAAGTAAACAGATCAAGAGAATAGGATGTGCAACCCTCAAAGATCTGATAGAACAAGAACAGTTGATCATATCCGATTTTGAAACCATTAAAGAGCTAACAACCTTTGCTTTGACAAATAATACATATCAAGCAGAGGAGGGAGCACATGATGATCTAGCAATGACATTGGTGATCTTTGGGTGGTTAGTCCAACAGAGATATTTTAAGGAGATGACAAATATGGATATACGAAAGAAAATGTGGGAAGAACAAATGGAAACCTTAGAACAAGATATGTTGCCGTTTGGAATTATAGATGATGGACAAGAACCAGAATCCTTCCAAGATGATACAGGTACAGTATGGACGGTGGATGATGATGCTAGGAGGCTATATTACTAAATGGATCTATATCTGCAAAATTAACTTCAGTAGGTGGATTGTTTATTTCTGTTATTAAATCTTCAATTTTACTAGTTAAATCAGGCCTTTCCTTTTTTAATCTATTTAAAAAACTCAGAGAACCAGTAATCAATTGATCTGGATGGATGGATAATCTTTTTCCTATCTTTCTTTTATTGGATACTTCAAGGTGTTTAGGATTTACACAGGATGGATTGAAGCAAGTTTGAGTTACTACTTCATTAGGTCCTAATTCACCTCGCATTCCAGAGATTGATGAGAAGTTACCATACATCATAAAGGCGTATCTACTTGCGGGTATAGTTTTACCCATAACAGAAAACATTCCATGACCTGTTTTATTTTTTGACGCGAGCCAGATATGGCATTCTGTATGTTTTTCTGAACGATCAACCTTTTTAAGAAATCGTTCTTTATCTTTTTTACAGTCTAAAAATTTAAAAGCTTCTTTGTAATTCATATATCCTCTATAAATTTATGATAACACTTAATATTTATGATTATAGAGAACTCTAAAAAGATAAATAAAAGTAATATGGTATAAAATCTACAAACCATAATCTTTCAACTTAAATCTATAGGAGAGATAAGATGCCTTTTACAATTAGTCCAGGCGTTGTAAGCAAAGAAATTGATTTAACAACTATTGTACCTGAAATGTCTATGACAGAAGGTGGAATTGCCGGTCCTTTTAAATGGGGACCTGTACTTGATGTCGTTACAATTAGTAATGAATCAGAATTATCAAGTCAATTTGGTAAACCAAACGCCGCAACATACAAAACATATTTTACTGCTGCAAGTTATCTCGCATATGCCGGAAATCTTAAAGTAGTTCGTGCAGCTGGTACAGATGCAAATAATGCAGCAATGACCACAGCACTACAAGTAAAAAATGATGAACACTATGAGAACACATACGACCCAGACATGGGTGGATCACAAGTCACCACTGCTGGAGCATTCATTGCAAAATATGCAGGAGATCTTGGAAATACGTTAAGAGTTTCCATGTGTGCAGCTACTCATGCAAATACAAATGCAGATGGAACACTTAACAGTAATACAGATGTTGCCTTAACTGGAACAATGTTATGGACTGTTGCAAACAATACCTTAACGGGAACTAATACACTCTACACTACAGAATTAGCAGTAGGAGATGTTATTTTTCTTGACAGTCAATATTTGACTATTACTGCAGTTACAAGTGCTGTAGAATGTGTAGCAAAAGGGTGGACAGCAAATCTGAATGCAGGCGCTGCCGCGGCTGGCGTTCGTAAGAAAAGATCAGGATTCGGAGAACCCGCAGCTCAAATGATGATGACTGCAGGATGTTCAGCAAACGGAGTGACTATTACTGGACATGCAAATACTCAGTTTGATACGCAGTTTACAGTAGGAGATCTTTTCAAGTTTACTACAACCGGCGAAGAAAGAAAAATTTCAGGGATTGCAAGTGCCACTTCAATGACAGTTTCAGAACCCTTTGCACTAGCCGCATCAGCAAACTCATATTCACGAAGATGGGAATATGCATCAGCTTTTGATAGCGAGCCTGTTACTTCAGCCCACGCCAAAAGAAATAGTGGAGCCTATGATGAAATTCACGTTGTCGTAGTTGATGAAGATGGAGAATTTACTGGAGCAAACAATACTGTAATGGAAACATATACTGGATCAGTTGCCGGTGGAGCCAAAGGTGAAGACGGACAGAGTATCTATTACAAAGACCTAGTTAATAGAGGTTCAAAGTATATCCGTTGGATGGATCATCATGCAGATGGTGATACAGTAGCCACATGGTTAGGTGGAACAACCGCCTGGGGTGGAGCCGCATCCGGAACATTTAATGCTAAAGGAGTTATCGTTTCTGGAAGTCTGACTGGTGGAACTGCTGGAACAGCAGCAACCGCTGGAAATATTCAGACAGCTTTGGATGAATTCAAAAATACTGAAAAAGTAGATGTTACTCTTCTGATGACTGCCGATGCTGTTGCAGCAACCGCTATTCATGCAATTAATAATATTGCAGAATATCGTAAGGATTGTGTAGCATTTATTTCACCTACATACGCAAACGTTGTTGATAACGCAGGAAGCGAAGTTGATGATGTTGTAGCATTTCGTAATTCATTGCCGAGTTCTTCATATGCAGTACTTGACTCTGGATGGAAATACATGTATGATAAGTACAATGATGTATATCGATATGTTCCATTAAATGGTGATGTCGCTGGAACTTGTGCCTTCACAGATTATGCACGTGATCCTTTTTGGTCGCCTGCTGGAATCGATAGGGGTAATATTCGTAATGCCATTAAACTTCCTTTTAATCCAAATAAGACACAAAGGGATGACCTTTATAAAAATGGTATTAATCCTGTTACAGCAATGCCGGGAAGTGGAATACTTCTTTTCGGTGATAAAACATTATTAGCAAAACCTTCTTCGTTTGATAGAATCAACGTAAGACGATTGTTTATCCTTTTGGAAAAATCAATTGCTAAGATGGCAAACGCCTTCTTGTTTGAGTTTAACGATGCATTTACACGATCTAGATTCGTAGCAACTGTAGAACCTTTCATGAGAGATATTCAAGGAAGAGGTGGAATTCAAGACTTTGCAGTTATATGTGATGAACACAATAATTCTACAGACGTTGTTGATCGAAACGAATTTCGTGGAGATATCTATGTAAAACCATCACGTTCAATTAACTTCATACAATTACAATTTGTTGCTGTTAGAAGTGGTGTTGAATTTGAAGAAATTATTGGTGCCAGATAACCGATAAATAGTAGTATATAAATATAACAGACAGATGGGGGAAGACGATGACTTCCGAAGGGAGAACTTGTAAAAAAGACTTCCCCATCACATCTTAACTTTAGTCATCGGAGAAAAAAATATGACATTTAAAATCGACACATTTGTATCTCATTTAAAACAGGGTGGAGCATTAGGAAGTTTATTTGAATGTTCTGTAACTGGCGCTCAAGGAGCAGGCGCAGCG